ATTTTAGTATGCAGGAGCGTCTTAATACTATTGAGCATTCTTTTGACAAGTCACAACTGGAAATAGAGCGTAACACTGAGTTTCGTATTCTATGGCCTCGTGGAGAGCTTGGGTCTTTACCTGCTGACGCTCGACAAGACATGATGATTGAAAGTATTCAGATTGATGTTATTGGCTTACGTCAAATAGAAGAAGAGGTTCACGAGTTAACAATTCGTATTGGAACTATCGAAGCTCTTTGGGATCAGGATACAGAATGATACAACAGCTTATTGGACCTATTGTTAACCTTGTTGGTGGGCATCTTCAGCGTAAAGCAGAAGAGAAGAAGGCTGTACATGAGCGTAAGCTAGAAGTAATTAAGCAAGACAGTAACTGGGAAAACATCCATGCCAATAACGCAAACAATTCATGGAAAGACGAGTGGTTTACTATCTTGTTCTCAGTCCCATGTATTCTTGCATTCTTTCCGTCTATGGTTCCTGTAGTGATGTCTGGGTTTTCTGCTCTTGATAGCATGCCTGAGTGGTACAAAGGTTTTCTAGGCGCTGCTGTTGCAGCATCGTTTGGCCTACGTGGTCTGGCTAACTGGAAGAAATAATTATGTTAAGACCTACAAAAGGTATGATGACGGGTTATGTTAAAGGTGTCCCTACAAAACAGGCTCCTATTGTTAAGCCAGAAATAGAACGTGCGCCACCCAAGCCTCTGCCAGAAACAAAAGAGTCTGCTTCAACCCCAGCACCAGCCCCAGAGCCAGCACCAGCAGAAATGACCTTTACGTTTGTTGAGGGTAAAGAGCGTGGTGACGCTTCACCTTATACGCTTTACAAACAAACAGGTAAGGTTAGGCAGGTTACCGCCGATGAATTAAAAGCTTTTTACAACGACCCAAAACAAACAAATAGAATACCCGAAGTATTTGGCTCGTTTGATAATTACCTTGCCTATATGACTGAGCGAGAAGAGTTGCTTAAGTCTGGAGATTTAACGTTAGGCGACTGGGCTGAAGCTACAGGCGGGCTTACTTTTGAGCAAGAAATGATTCTTGCGGGTGAAGACTTACAAGTTGATCTTAACGATACTTTACAAAACCCTGCGGATTTAGCAAGAAGAGTAACTTCAGCTCAACAGGCTGGCTACAACAACTGGATTAATTCAGAAGTTAACAAAAAATTATTAGAAAAATACGGCGTTAACTCTACTGTATATAGCGACTCTGGTGACAAGTTTGAATGGAACGGCTCTGCGTATGTAAAGACTGTAAACGAAAATCATGCTGGTGTTGGTGATTTTGTAAAAATTGGTCTTGCTATTGCGGCTGGTGTAGTAACTGGAGGCGCGGCTTCCGGTGCTTTGTCTAGTGCGTTAGGCGCTACTGGCTCAGCGGCAGTAGGTGCTGGTTTAGGTTCGGTAGTTTCTCAAGGCATTGCAACGGGAGAAATTGATTTAGAAAAAGCCTTGATTGCGGCGGCTTCCGCAGGCATAACAAATGAGTTTTCAGACTTTTTAGGTAGTTATGTTGAAGGCTCTACTCAAGAACAAATCAAGCGTCTTCGTGATATACAAGCTACGGTACAGCCCGGAGGGCAAGCTTATCAAGCCGCTCAACAACAGATAGATCTTTTAACTGGAGCATTAGAATCTGCCGATATTGTTAACCAAGGCGGAAATGTCATTATGAACTTAACTGGCAGTGCAACTGAAGCATATAACCAGTACAGAGACATTCAAGAAAACCTTGATGAGTTTACAAGTGAGAATGAAGACGCCGCTTGGCAGACGCCTGATACAACAGAAATTCTTGGAGATGTTCAAGTTCAGATTCGTGACTATGTATCAGAGCTAGAGGAGCAACAGCAAAGCGGAGAGTCTGGCGCTCAACCTGTTGAAGATATTTTTGCTGACACAACAGCAGAGGAAACAGGTCTTGAGGCTGAATCTACTATTACTGAAGAGATGTTTTCTGAATACTTTCCTCAGCCTGTTGAAGGGCCGCAAGGCGATCCCGGTCGTGATGGTGTTGACGGTATAGACGGTGTTGACGGAAGAGATGGAGTAGATGGTGTTGATGGAGTAGACGGACGTGACGGCATTGACGGTACAGACGGTAGAGATGGCGTAGATGGCAGGGACGGAATAGATGGTAGAGACGCAGATCCTGAAGCTGTAAGAGGAATTGTTGAGTCTGTTGTTAATCAAGCAATTAGCAATATACCTCCCGGCATGACTCCGCAACAAGTTAGTAACGTAGTCAATGAGGCTATTGGTAACATACAGATTCCAGAGGGTATAACTCCTGATGATGTTCAAACTATTGTTAATGATGCAGTTTCTAGCATTCAAATACCTCAAGGTTTAACAACTGAAGATGTTGATAGCATTGTTAGCTCTGCTATTTCCAGCATTGAGTTTCCTCAAGGCATTACATCTGAAGAAGTTCAAGGAATTGTTAATCAAGCAATTAGCAACATACCGCCGGGAACATCTACAGAAGAAGTTAGAGAAATTGTTAACTCTGCTATTGGTGGTTTAGATATTCCAGAAGAAATGAGCGCCGACCAAGTTAGAGAAATTGTTAGCACTGCTATTGGAAACATTCAGTTCCCTGCATCAGTAACCCAAGAGCAAGTAGATGAAGTTGTTGGCGGTGTTAGGTCTGATTTAGAAACAGCCACAACTGAATTAGGCACATCAATTCTTGGCGTTCAGCGAGAAGTTAGCGAGGTAGAGCGTAGCCTTACAGAAGCTCTTGAGGCGGCAACTCTTGGTCAAGCTACAGATCTTAATGATGCTGAGGCTCGATTACTTTCTGAGCTTACTGGCGTTGAAGCTGATATTCTTCAACAGATGGCGGAGTCTGATGCTGGACTAGAAGCTGGCTTGTTTGATCTTGGCACAAACATCAACCAAGTTCGCACTGATCTTCAATCGCAATTACAAACAACTCAACAGCAAACAGAAGAAAGCCTTGAGCAAGCGTCTGATGAACGCAGAGATTTGCAACTGGCCCTTATTGCAGTGGGCGGTGACGTTAATCGTTTAGATGCGCAGACTCGTCAACAGTTTGAAGAGTTTGGTGAAAATGTTAACCAATTATTTGCTGGGGTAAACGTAGACATTGAAGGTCTACAAGCAGGCCAAGTTAGTCAAGCTGAGGCTTTTGCCCAATATCAAGAAGAAGCGGCAATTCAAGCAGAAGAAGCAACAGAAGATCGTCGCAATCTACAGCAAGCAATTATTGGCGCTCAAGGCGACATTGAACGGCTAGATGAAAACACCCGTCAGCAATTTGAAGAGTTTGGCGGCACTGTTAACGAGCTGTTCTCTGATGTAAACGTTGACATTGAAGCCTTACAAGAAGGGCAGATCAGCCAAGCAGAAGCACAACAAGCGTTCCAGCAAAGCACTGAAGAGCAATTCGGTGAGATTGGTGGGCAGATCGGAGACCTAGGTACTCAGATTGGTGGTTTAGCTTCAGACGTTAGCGGTATTGGTGCTGGCCTTGAAGGTCTTGGTCAGGGTGTTGCAGGATTAGGAGCTGGTTTAGGTGTGGGTTTGTTAGGGCTAGGACAGCAACAACAACAGCTTGCTGCTGAACTTGCTAGGCCAGATCCTATACCGTTTGATCCGTTCCTTAAAGGTCTTAGCCCGTTTCAAATGCTAACACCTATAGCACTTGCTCCACAAAAACAAACAGACGCTTTAGGCGAACTTAATAAATTTTTAGGTAGACAAACAGGAATGCTCGTATGACATACCTTAACTTAGTTAACAACGTACTGCGTCGTCTTCGTGAAGAAGAAGTGTCGTCTGTACAAGGCAGTACCTATGCAAAGATGGTAGGTGACTTTGTTAATGATGCAAAGCGCATTGTAGAAGATTCTTGGGATTGGTCAGCACTTCGGACTACGTTAACAATTACTACTACTCAAGATATTTTTAACTATGTACTTACAGGTAGCCAAAACAGAATCAAAGCACTTAATGTACTTAACGATACTGCTAATTTATTTATGGAGTATAAGACAGCTACGTTTTTTGATGAGGCTTATTTAATTTCACAACCACGTACAGGCGCTCCAACGTACTATACGTATAACGGCGTTGACAATAACGGCGATACGCAAATTGATATTTACCCAACGCCTGATAAAGCTTACACAATTAGGTTTAACTGTGTCAAACGTGATGTAGATTTATCTGCTGACAGTGATGAAACATTAGTACCTACTATGCCTATCATCCACTTAGCTATTGCTTTGTTAGCTCGTGAGCGTGGTGAGACAGGTGGCACGTCTGCTCCTGAATACTTTAACATTGCTAACCAGTATTTGTCTGATGCTATTGCACTAGACGCTCAGAAGCATCCAGAAGAAGTAGTCTTCTACACGCCGTGAGGTAGCTATGGCTCAACAATTACAAAGTATTAATCTTGTTGCACCTGCCTTCAAAGGAATCAATACAGAAGATTCTCCTTTGGCACAAGACCCTTCGTTTGCTGACATTGCTGACAACGCAGTGATTGACAAGCGTGGTCGTATTGCGTCACGTAAGGGTTACAGTGTTATCACAACAGACAAGACTGAACTAGGCTCTGCAAAGATCAGAGCAATTAAAGAGTTTGAGGATAACGCTGGTAACACCAAAGTATTTTCTGTAGGTAACAACAAAATACTTAGCGGTACTACAACACTTGTTGATGAAACACCTGTATCAGTTACGATTACTCAAGACAACTGGAAGATGGTAAACTTCAACGACAAGATTTACTTCTTTCAGCGCAGTAATGAGCCGTTAGTCTATGACGCTGTAGGAGGCTCTGTAGTGACCCTGAGCAGTGTTTCTGGCGCAGCAGGTGTTACTAGTGCTATGTACGGTAACGAGGTGTTAGCGGCTTATGGACGCCTCTGGACAGCAGACGTAAACAACGACAAGTCTACTGTTTATTGGTCTGACTTGTTAATTGGACATGACTGGTCTGGTGGTACTAGCGGCTCTATTAATTTGTCTAAGGTGTGGCCTGATGGGTATGACGAGATTGTTTCGCTGGCTGCACATAACGGACTGTTGATTATCTTTGGTAAGCATAGCATTGTTGTGTACCAAGGCGCTGAAGCTCCAGCAACAATGTCACTTGCAGACACCGTAGCAGGCGTTGGTTGTGTTGCTCGTGACACAGTGCAGTACACTGGTACAGACGTGTTGTTCTTATCACACACTGGACTCAAAAGCTTTGGTAGGACTATACAAGAAAAGTCAATGCCTATTACAAGTTTGTCAAGCACTATTTCTAAAGACATTATTGGTCTGCTGCAGAACGAAACTGAGTTTTATCGCTCTGTGTACAGCCCAGAAGAAGGTTTTTACTTGTTAACTTTTACTGCTCAAGACACGACCTTTTGCTTCGACGTTCGAGGAACACTAGAAAACGGTGCATACCGTGTAACACGTTGGCCCGGTACAGGCTTTACTGCTTATGGTAGGAAAGATGACGGCACATTGTTGATTGGTAACGGTGAAGGTATAGGTGAGTACAGCGGCTACAGAGACAACGGTAGTAAATATCGTTT